TTATCTATCGTCTGATGCTCTATTCTCTGATTTGTATACATCAAACTCTCCTCCAGGATATCTTTTCTTTAATTTTTCTACGTTTCCAGCAATAACTTCTTCGATTGGAACGTCTAGTGCGGCACACGCTTGCATCACGTACCACATAACGTCACCCAGCTCAATAATAAGATGTTCTCGATTGTCGTCGTTCCAAGGCTTACCTTGGAAAACCATCTTCTTGACGATTTCCATAAACTCACCACCTTCAGCACTAATGCCAACAGCAGCAGTAAGAAGCCTGTGAATATTGGAACCTTCTCCGTCAAGGGCACTAAGACTCTCAAGGAAAGATTTATAATCTTACTGGAATCGGATGTGACACCATCCACGAATAAAGCATACTTATCAAAGTCAATTTTCTTAGTCATTAAAATTTAAATTCTGCAAATGATTTTTTAGGTTTCTGTTTGAAGTCATTATACTCTTCTTCCTTACCACTGTCAAGAATATCATCTTGTGCTTTCTGTTCACAATCATATAATCTCATCTTAGCACGGTCAACTCCAATCACAAACCTTTTGTATATGGTCGGATCATTATAACGATTCTTTAATTGTTTCACCATTATCTGGTTTAACGTTTCCAGTTCCTCAGTAGATATAAGAGCAAACATAAGATCAGCAGTGGCTGGAAGACCAAAGGATTCACTTGTATCAGTAAGATCGACATCACTACTACCATAGCCAGAGCGAGTCGTCTGAGTAGCGGAGACGATAGGTACATTAGCTTCAACTGCAAGACCCCTGAGCTCTTCAGCAATCGCCTTAATATAGGAATACGAGTTAACATTTGATCCAGCCCTGTAACGTGAAGACGCACATATATTTAAGTAATCTATGAATATTATATCAGGTTTGAAAGATTTTTTCAAGGCTAGTTCATTAAGTAAAGCCTTAAAGTGACCTGAGTGTGCAGAGGCAGTAGGATATTCTTTGATGATAAGTGACCCTTGAGTCTTCTTTGCAAGATTAGTTACCTTGCCTTCAAAGATTGGTTTTGGTAAATCAACAATCTCTTGTATGTTTACGTTTAAAAGATTTGCATCAATACGTTCTGCAATCTTTTCTTCTGCCATTTCTAATGTTATGTATAAGACGTTCTTTCCCTCTAAAAGAACAGAACTAGCATGATGACACATAAACAGAGATTTACCAACCCCAGTGCCTGCAAGTGCAATATTGAGCGTCTTGTTTGGAAGACCTCCTTTTGTAATCTTATTAAAGTATTCAAGGTCGAATTGAATTCGACTTTCTTTCCTGTTGTAAAGTTCGTATCTTTCTTCATAGTCCTCTAGGTAATCGTGGCCTACATTGCGATTAAAGGAAACTGATAGTGCATCTGATAAGATAGTTGGTATTGCATCTCGATTCTTTTTATCATCTTGTCCATCTGCTATCTTGATTGACTCCATCAAGGCAAGATAGATTGCACGGTCTCGACACCATTTCTCTGTTGTGTCACTCAACCATTCAAAGTCACATTCAATATCTTCCAGTTCACTTATCGTTCCAAATATATTTTTGACTTCATCTTGTGTGATATCACGTCTGTCTTCAATCTCAATCTGGAGTACTTCTTTTGTTATTAAACTATTGTACTCTGCAGCATATTTAGTAATATGTTCAAATACAACTCTCTCATTCCTATCATTGAAGTAATCTGGTTCAATAAAAGGTAATACTTTTCTAAGATATTCTTCGTTATAAACTAAGTTTCTTAAAATAACTTTTTCAATACGATCCATTTAAACATAATGAAAGTAAGTGGTCAAAATATATTTTGCACCTGATTTAACTGGTAGACCAGCATGAGGAAATGTCCATAGACTTGGAAAAACTAAGACAGTGCCAGTCTTAGGATGAATCATTTTACCATCAACAAATTCTGTTTCTCCTCCAGTAAAATTATCATTGAGATAAACAAGAAAGGCAAGCCATCTTCTTGCAGATGCGTAATCAGATACATCAATATGAGTGTCAAATGAATCTCCAACATCATATTTTTTAATACGCATCTCTTCAAATCCATACTTCTGAGGTAGTATATCATCATAGTATCCTATGTCAGTAAGATACTTCATACCTATCTCAGAAAATCTTTTATACAGACCAGTATATTCTGGCAGATTGCCTATGTTCCTTTGATAAAAATTAGGTCTATGATCTCTTTCAATTCTTTCATTATCTTCATCCACTAAACTAATCAGTTCCGAACATATTGATTCTGTAAGAAAATAATCATAGATCTCAACGAAGTCACTCTCCGTAACTAAATTCTTCATTCGCAGCTTCTTCGAGTTTTTCCATCACTTCTTCCGTGAAATACTTATCAGGATCGGCCAAAATAGCAGAAGGATAAACGGAAGATTCACCAACAACAATTCGATTCCCCTTACGTTTGAAGACTCCATGCTTCTCACCCAATTCCAGTAACCCATAATATCTATCGAGTCCACGTTCGTCGTAATAAAGTCTAATCTCAACTTCTTTGTTCTCCTTACTTAAACGTGATTTATGAGTCTTTGCTTTGATAACATTTCCAATGACATCTTTTCCGTCCTTCTCTTTTTTCTTTGAGAGATAGATGATTGTAGATGCTGCATACTTGAGACCGCTGCCTCCACCCATTTCTTTTGTAGGGAAGTAAGAACCGATGACATCATAGGTGTGATTTGTGACTATTAGTGGAATGTTTGCTTGACCAAGTTTGAGTGTAAGCATACGGAATTCACCTTTAACAAGTTGTGATTTGGTCATGTCACGAACTTGCTTGTCGTCTAGTGCATCCTTAATCTCTTTCTCTGTGGAAAGCATTCCTAAAGAGTCTAACACAAACATACATGGTTTGCGATCTTCTGTGTCGGTCTTTAAATATATATCAACTGCCTTAAGTGCTTTAGTTCTAAACTCTTCTATCGTTACTACATTTACAACTACAAGACGATCTAAGTCGATGCCACGACTTGTAGTAAAGACTTATTAACAGCGGCTTCAGTATCAAAATATAAACAATAACCATTAGGATTAGAATCCAAGAAGTTCTTGACAACTGCAAGTGAGAAAAAAGTCTTTCCAGTAGAGCTCTCACCAGCAATGGCGGTAATTTTATTATTAGATACCCCGCCAAATATAGACCCTGATATAAGGCCGTTAAAAATGTACGAACCTGTGTCAACATAAGTTTCAGTCTCGTCAATATCGGATGCGAGTTGGGTGAAGTCATTTCCTATTTCTTTTACAATTTCTTTCAGAAAATCCATAATTACTTTTCTATTTTATGATATACTTCGACATAAGATCCACACTTTGGGCATGATAAATTAGTAACTATATCATACTCCATATCTTCAAATTCGTCAATGTCTTCAATACTTTCTCCAAAAAAAGATATTCTCCAAGCCCTATCTTCTTGGTGAGCTGGATATATCTCTAAGATATCACCTCGATTTCTAAATGTGCCACGCACAAAATTATGGTCATTTCGTTTGTATTGTAATTCAACAAGTTTTTTTTTTATTTCATCGAGATTATGTTTTGTTTCTTTATTAATCCTAAATGTCATTGAAGAATATGATTGAACGGATCCAATTCCGTAAATACAAGAAACACTTGCAACTATTAAAACATCGTCTCTTTCAAGAAGAGATCTTGTTGCCGAGTGTCTCATTCTATCAATCTGCTCGTTTATAGAAGCTTCTTTTTCGATGTAAGTATCTGATCTTGGTACGTAAGCTTCTGGAGTGTAATAATCATAATAAGAAACAAAATACTCAACAGCATTATCTGGGAAAAAAGTTTTCATCTCACCGTAAAGTTGAGCTGCCAAAGTTTTATTTGGGGCCAATATTAATGCTGGTCTGTTCGTAGCTTCTATAACTTTTGCCATTGTAAAAGTTTTTCCAGATCCAGTTACTCCTAATAATACTTGATTAAACTCATTTTTTTTAGCTCCTTGGACAAGCTTCTTAATTGCATCTGGCTGGTCACCAGCTGGGGTAAAATCTGACTTTATTTTGAATTTTTTTCCACCTTCGAGTTTTCCACTGATTTTTGGGTTTTTACTCTGAATGTCTGT